TCTGAATCCGCGAGCTAATTTTTCAAGATCAATTTCCTCTGCTTCCGGGAAAGGCAACACCTTGCTTCCAAGCGGCATAAATTCAAACGCTTCCACGAGTGCGGTTTCTACCGCTTGTAATAATCCCGCCGTCAATTGAGCACGCTTGAGAGGCGCTTGCCCGTAATATGGAGCTGAAACATCGCAACCAATACGGAAATGCAATACTTCATCCGCTAAGGCGGTTTCAGTCCTACCGCCTCCGGCTTCCGACACGCTAACCCGGTAAGCAGTTGGTTTTCCGTTTCTTGTTTTTAAGTCCCAGTCAGAGCAGGCAATCAATTCATCATCTCGAATAAGAAACAATGCTTCGCCACGAAAGCCCAGTGAGCGAGCAGTAAGAGCCAATGAAGCACCATCGAGTAAATCGGTTCCCTCCACATCTGCGAGACTTAAACCACCTTCCCATAACGATACACAGCCTTGCACGGTCGCGGTAAGCTCACCAATACCTTGACGTCCTGAAATATAACTTTCTCGCGCTGCAATGATCTCCGCCGTAAAACCAGAGGCCGCAGACCGCTTTTCCAATTTGCTTTTTTTAAACCAATTAAACATCAATTTACCTTTCTATAAGAGCGAAGCAGATCCGCCGCGCCTGAATACTGCATTGCCTTTGCAAGCCAGCTTGGAGAGAGCGTGTAATCCTCAGAAACCGCACCATCCAGATTAAAGCTGTAACTCGAGACGCCTTTTGGAACTCTTAAATCTTCCGCAAAATATTCTGCCAATCGACGGAAAGCTTCATTTACATTTTCGGGAACGGTTCCAGCACCTACCGAAGCCGTGAAACGATACGGTCCATCATTCGGCAGTTGAAATCCGCCGTATGCTGAACTTTCGAGAGTTGTTTCTCTCCATTCTAAACCGTTCCAATATTCAATAAGGCTGATCGTTGCCGGGAATAATATCGGAATCCAATCTCCATATTCTTCCACAATCCAGACAACTTGGCGCGCAGTCCATCTATATGAGATATAGGCTTCTATGCGTTGCCAAATCATATCGCTGTTAATTGCTCCGGCAGCATCTGAAAGCCCCTCAGGCACATCAGGATAAGCCGCAGGAATATCTTCCGCTTGGTTAAGGGTTACACTCATTAGAGCCTCCATCTTTTTTGTGGATTAACTTTATTGTTTCCTACAAACGGTTTTTGTTCGCTACTTGCCCAGTTTCGAGCTTCAACTTGTGTTTCAGGATAAGCAGGCCGAGTAACGAGACTGACCTCATAAAGCAATGCCTGCAAAATAGTCCGAATGATTGCCCGGTGTTTGCCTTCCTCGGGAGCGTGTTCTTCATCCTCAATCGTCTCAGCATTTGCAACCGCTCTTTTCGGAGGGATACGAAAGCCGGGACTGATACCAACAATTAGACCAGCCGATACTGCGGAAAGCACATCACGGACGTAACTCACTTCCTGCATTTCAGGTTTGATAATTGCTTCAAACAACAATGCTTCGTCTGTGTCTGTAAAATTCAAAGTTTTAGCACCTCGACTTGCAAGCGGCTTATCATATGAATGTCCGACTAATAAATGAATATCTTCATCAGGTTTATTGACACGATAATTAAACGCTCGTGGTGCTATGATTTCTTTTCTTGGCCTCCCGGTTCTGCCACCGTCTGAGAGAACGGCCCTTTTGCCATACGGGAAGCGGCCCCGGAGACGGGTTGACCCATCTCCGGAACGCCGTAGCTCTAAGCCACCATCTTGACCACCCCACAACATTACTGAATACCTGTAAGGATTTCAGTTTGAACGGTACGAGAAACCGTAACGTCCATCGTGGTTAGAGCCGTCAATTGCAGGCTACCGCTTGCGGCTTTAGTGTATGGGTCACGAATAAGATCAATCGCACCCCATGCGCCAACAAAGAACGGAGCAACGCCGCCAATATTTGTTGTAAGGATAGCCGTTGTTTCAAGCGGATCACCTGTAGGATCCGCAAGTGCATTGCTTGACATAACAATGTTTTTAATCTTACTGGAAATTCTATCCCATTCAGATATTGCAAGTCCTGAAATAAGATCATCAGTATTGTTAAACACCTCCGGACGAAGCAACAATTTAACAGCATCCGGGCCAGACGCTGCATTTGCCGTCATGAAGCGCGTTACAGCGTCACGGAAAGCCGCCCACGTTGCAGCCGCATCAACTGCCGTCTCAGTAATTCCCCAGCCTGACGCACCTGCTAAGAGACCCGTAGGTTCACCCGCCGATCCACTACCTTGGAAAACCGCTTTATCCATTGCCTCAGAAATTGCACCGTTCATATCGCGACGCACTGCTTGCTCGAGAGCGTTACCAGTTTGCTTCATAGATTTGCGGGTAAGTTCCATTTGAATACCCAAGTTATGATCCGGTGCCATAGGTCTATCAACCGTCGCATATGCGCTCGGCCCGGGAACGTCACCTGTCTCAGAAGTTGTCCATCCGGCGGAAACTGACGAAGTGGTTACAGGGTATTCCATTTCACCAACGCCAATGTTGATCATACGACCACCCATTTTCGCAGCCACACTTCCAGCAAATAAACGCTCGATAATTGGAGCAGTACGAATAGGATCAGGAACACCAGCAGCAACCGTTTCACCAGCTCTCATTTCGAGAGCTTCCCACGGAACCGGGAAACCACGATAGCCACCACCAGAACGAAGTTCAGTAACGATTTCATTTGTCGCACCATCTAGCACCTGACCTTCATCAATTGCCAAAGCAACCTGACGCAATTCAAAACCGTCCATCATTTTGGACCATTCTTTGTCTGAACGTGTTTCCAAGTCTTCGCTTGCTTCCTGACGTTCTTCATCTTCCGCAATCAGAGAAGCTCTATAACGAACTTCATTGTCTTGGTACTCTTTGTCGAGACCTTCCATTGCGCGTGTTTCTTCCTCAGTTGGTTCTTCTTTTCCAACTAGAGCCGCCAAATCCTGTCTAATTTTAGACTGACGTTGGCTGATTTTTACTGAATTAAGCATATGTATTTCCTTATATTTTTTCAGTTATTTCAGGAGAAGGACAGTTGCCCCTCATTAATTTCCGCCACATTAGACGGGGTTCACTAAGGGGAGCATGACCCACCTCAATTCTTGTTTTCCGTGAATGACATTGACGGCATAAACTTTGTAAATTGGTTAGAACAAACGAAAGTTCAGGATTGCTCCGTACTGGCTTGATATGATCAACTTCCAATCGACCTTTTGAGCCACATTTCACGCACTTAAAATTGTCGCGTCTGAGGGCTTCGAGCCGCAGTGATTTCCACTGCTTAGAGCGAATGACTTTTTCGGAGTATCGGTGGTATTTTCTTAACCCCATACCATGCGACCTCCGCGTTTCATTGGACGACCCATAATCCGCGCACCCTCGGCAACAGCAAGGATTGTTGCTGCGGCCGCATCAATCCGGCCTAAGCTTCTCGCCTTTGTAATTTTTATATTGTTTGACGGGTCTCGCAGCGTCACCGTATCGGCAAAAGCCGAGCGCAGCAGCAATGAAGGGGCCGTCTTAACTTTGCCGTCAAACGCGGCGCGTCTGAAACGCTCGCAATCTTCGCCTCCGTCGCGAAATCCCATACCGCGCCAAGTTACCGCAGACCGGATTCCAGCTCTTTCAATCGCTTCGCCAAGTTCCGCCTGTTTGTATCTGTCGGCGCAAATTGCAGCGACGGTTTCGTTCTCGACTAATTTCATAACCTCGAGTAGCCAAGGCGCAACCGGAACAGTCGCATCACCGAGTACAGATAATTCCTTACGGTCTTGCATTTCCACATAACGTCCAGCGACGCCATCATTCTGCCCTCTGTCCAAAAGTGAAGGCCGAGAAGGAAACGTACCAAGGCACTCTAAGCGACCCGTTTCAGGCCAGTAAAAAGAGGCTGCGGTCATTGAGGATGAACCACCCAAGTCAATACCGATCACAACCTGACCTTTACGCGCTGGAAGCTTTGTAGCCTCACACGCAAGCCATTCGTCAACGGTCAATAAAACTTCTCTCGATTCACTACTTACTCGCTCATTTCGGTTGTATAATCGGAAGCTTGTGAGTGTTGATCCGCCTCGTGCAATTGCTCTTTTCGCCTGACTTTCAAGCCACTTGTAACTTGAGCCGATACCATAAGCACAACCCGGATTAGCAAGTAATAAACTCGCTTTATCATCAGCAGGAAGGTTTGGTACTGGTCTATGTTCTTGCACATAAACGCCGTCTTGTTTTTCATCAATCCATTTTGAGAACGGGTGAGTATCATCAGCCGCAGAGGTTGAAATAATCAACGCTTTACCGTTCCGTTTACCAAGTCCGGAAAGCAAAGCATGTTCGAGTGCGTCGCCTTGCGCTCCAGCCCAATGTCCACGTTCATCCATTAGGACTAATGTTGGAGCACTACCGAGTGCAGTTTTACCATCAGCCGCAATCGCTCTGATAAAGTGACTACCATTATCATCCTCATACTCAATTTCTAATCTCGGAGAACGCCGGATTGTGAATTTCTTTTGTTCCTTTTCAGGAAGTGATTGCATGAAGCCAGTAACAAAATCAAAACCAATTCCGGCTTGATCTCGAGTTCTCGCAGCAATTAAAACTTCTCGACGTGGTTGCTTGTCCCATTTTCCCATTACCGCGCCGAGAGCAAGACTTGCACACAAAGCAGTTTTCGCATTACCTCGACCGATTGAAAGCACTGCAATTTGATTTTTCGGATCAAGCGCACCATCAATAAATTTATTTTGGAACGGCGCAATCGTCATTGGTTGACCCGCACGTTCACCCTCAGGAATAAATAAGCTTTTTATAAATCTTTTTGCTCTTGTGGAATCCTTCATTTGGCACCCCTGTCAGAAAACAGCGCGAAAGAAGAATAAGAACCCCGTAGCCCTAGGGAATTTAAAAACCCGACCATTGGGACCAATACGCATAAACCAAATTTACTTGTTATTAACATATGATTTGTTATGCTGAATTGTTCTCTCGTTAGAACAGCGGGTGGGGTTTCCCCCCCAAGGACTCTGCCCGCTACAATTTTCCATTTACTGATATCAGATATAGGAGGGCATAATAGGCCTCCTAATATATCTATAGATATATAGTGTCTGTAGGTACCCGTTGGAAGGCGCAGTTTTCCTGAGTTGGAAGCCGTTGGAAAAACAGTGTGGGTACCCCGTTGGAAGTGACCGTTGGAAGGCATCATTCGTCGTCCTTTATAATTACTAATTTGGAAGTTCGCTTAGAGGGTGAGCCATGCTCAACTACCTCTATTTTCTTGTCATCTAGCAGACTAAACATCGCCCTCTCGAAACGCTTATTACTCACTCCTTCGGATTGGGGGTGCCTACCAAATACGCTTGGCGCATAGGTCACACTCTTATTAGGTGAAACATTTAATTTGTGTTTCTCATGCCACCATAATAAGTGCAGGAACACTCGCTCTGCTTTACCCTCAGCTCCTAATCCTTCTAACAATTCTGATCTAATGGCCGCATCATGGATGAATACACCTTCTTCCCAACGCATCTTAATTTCGCCGCCAGTTGGGCCATAGTTAGCCTTCATGGTCGTTAGTACGCGAGCGTTTGGATCATCCTCAGTAGATGTATTGTCATTGTCTTTAGTAACCACTCTTGAAAGATATAGGCGTGATCGAGCAGAGTTGCTCCAGGCCTTAGTTCCTCCATCACCTGCGCCGTTGTTCATACCTGAAACAGAGGGGTGAGCCAGCATAAGAATGGGGCATCCATGATTAATGGAAATCCCAGTCAGTAGGTGCATAAATTGCTTAGCCTGTGGTGGGTCAATCATATTGCCCGCAAACACGTCAATCAGATTGTCTACGATTATAAGGCGAGGTTTTATCCGAGTTATTGCGCTTTCAAAATCAGCGAATAAAGTCGTTTTCTTAATTATTCCTTTGCCGTCATTTGCAGCTAAAACACACTCTTTACCTGCCATAAATGCAATATTGATATCACTCATTTTATCTAATGAAGCACCAACTGACTTGGCAATGCTATCTAATCGAATATGAGCTTCGTCTTTTCCATCTTCCGCACTGTAATAAAAAACAGGGCCTTTTCTTACATTCAGGCCAAGCCATGGTTCACCAAGAGCCGTTGCTGCACATAATTGGAGTGCAAGTAAGCTTTTTCCAGTTCCACCATCACCGAACAGCAGCGTAACACCTTCACACGGAATTAACCCATCTTGATCATGAAATTTGCGCTTTGGAAGTTCTTCATTTGCGAAATCATTAGCTGAAAAAACATCTAATCCAATATTGTCGACACTTTTATCCGGCTCAGTTTTTAAAGCTACAGCCCCGTTAATACTTTGCTCTGGAGAAATATATTGGTTCATTATTGCCTCCAGTCTGCGAAATCAGTGCCTACTTGCGGCGGCATAAGCATGTTGACTTCACAACCCGCCGTTTGCCATCTTAATGCGCAATCTACTGCGGCTGACGCTCCGGTTCCTGAGGCGTCGTTATCTAAAAAAATCGTTAAACTTTCAACGCCATGCAATACCGGAAAGTTCGCTATTCCATTTGCTGACAAACACACCCATAACGGCCTAAAACCCATCGAAAGAAGGGCAATTCCTGTTTCGATACCCTCGCAAATATGAAGTCCATTAGTTAGTTCATAATCTGGTGTAAGCTTGACCACTGCATCCTTTGCAGGGCCAAGCATTGCTTTATCTTTCGGATTTATACTTGTCCGGTGAATACCCTGAAAAAGGTTGGTCTTTATATTGACCATAGGCGCAAGCATTGCTGGCGTTTTCTTCCCCTTAAAAGGGCATTGAGGATGATACCGGAGAACGGAAGCAGCTTCGTCAATCACTTTCAACTTGCGATCGACTAAGTATTGTTCTGCCTGCGAACCTTTAAGCGGAAAACCAGCTTTCCAAATTTCGAGAGCCTTTTCGGTATTAGCT